TTTAGCGCCAACATCTTTTAACTTAGTGCCTAGTTTTTCAAGACTTATACCTAGTTGAGACTGTGCGTTTTTAGTTTCTTTAAGTTGTTCCTTATAATGTTTTAACTTTGACTCGGTTTCTACAACTTCTCTTTGAAATGCTCGATATTGTTCCTCTCCGATGTCCCCTCGTTCAAATTGCTCTTGTACTTGCTTTTCTGCTGCTTTTAATTTGTCTAACTTATCTTTTGTTGTAGAGATTTGATCGCCTAGCAGTTTTTGTTTTTGAGATAATAAAACGGTATCGCCAGGATTAAACTTTAAAGCGTTATTAACTTGCTTTAATTCTTTCCCTATGCTTGTTGCTTGCGCATTTACATCTTTAAGCGCTGTACCTAGTTTGGTGGTGTCTGCTTCTAGGATAACTGTTAGGCCTTTTATATTATTTGCCATGTTTCACCTACCTTTAACCCATAATAAAAGCACCTACTTTTTTAGCAAGCGCTTGATAATATTCATATAAATTCCCACTCCATCCCACCAGCGTGGTTTCTTCTTCCATGGCATACATGACTAATGCTGGATTTTGTTATCCCATAAAGCGGTTGATGTCCTCTTGGCTAGCTTGTCTTGTTCCATTTTCTTCTTTACCTACGAACTTCTCTACAAATGCCAAATAATCGTCTAAAGAAAAAAGGTTAAGCTCATCAAAGCCTAACCCCATTCGTTTTGCAGTAACTAAAATTCCGATTTCTGCATCATCGTTATCTATGTTTTTATTAGCTTTGTTTTGAATTGCCATAGACATATCCGTATCTTCGAAGTCAACAAATTCTAAGCCATTTAACCATTGCTCAAATGTAACTAATTGACCTGTTTTAGATGTTTTTATCATAGCCCACGCCATTTGCAAGATTAATATACCGTCAAACTTTGTAGCGTCATTTTCTAGCCCATCAAATGCCATCAAATCGCTTAATAAATCTTTTTTAAACTCTTTTTTATAAAAGTAAAGCGTCATAGGACTTGCGACTAAATTAAAGTCTTGTCCACCTATTTTTATTTGTCTCATTCAATCACCCCTGTGCAATAACAGCATCGGGTACTATGACTTGTTCAAAGAACGCATCATAAACAGTTTGGTTAGTTTCGCTTAGTTCTAAACCACCCTTAGTAACCATTTTATCGCCTATTTCAGTAGGCGTTACTGTAATGGTTAGGGTTTGAGTGTTAGGCTCTGCTGTTTCTGTTTTAGTGCCATGCTCCTGTGTTGGTCTGCTTGATTTGCAACTATAATAAACATATCTTTTGTTTTTTTCGTTCCCCTTTACTTCGAAAAGTAAAGCATACTCTTTTTGTATACCGTCAGCGATTTCAATTACCATTCCGTTTGAGTCAACTTCCCACCCTAACATTTCAACTAATACCGTATCTGGAATTAATGCCATTTCTAAATCGCCTGTATAACCGTTATTGCTCGCCATTGAAAAATAAGCGATATTATCAGCGTAGAAAGTTGATGTATCGCCTTCTGCACTCAAACTAAGATTAACCGCACCTGGTATCGCTATTGGCGGTTTATATCCTACTTCGTCTTTAAATGCTACATGGACTTTTTCTAGCCCAAACATTACTTTGTTTGACATTTTGTTACCTCCTAAATTAACTTAATTTCGTATAATACTTCAAACAGATTTTCGGAATCTATGTATAATTCTGTTTTTGAATAAGGCATTGATAAAGACTTAAACTTGTCCTCAATTAACTTTTCACTAATTAAATCTTTTTTATTAGAATACAGTTCGACCTGGAAATTACTGATTTCTTGATAGTTTTGATTATCTGCTATTAGATCGCTTGAATATGTAAATAGATAAACGATATAAGGCGGACTAGGCGGAGTAGTAAAGTTGTGATACTGTATAGGTAAACCTAAACTTTTCAATTCTTTATACAATTCTGTTTGAGTCATCACTTACCGCCTTTCTTAATTATGTTTTCGATATTCTTTTCCATCTGTGGTGCAAATTTATCGTAAGCAGGTACTAAGTGCGGTATTGCAGATACTCTGCCACCACCACGTAAAACGTGACCTTTTTCGAGTAAGTGAACTAACCCAGGGTGGGTTTTATTGTGTACGATGCGAGCTACAGAGCCTAAACTATCTTCTTTTTTGATTCTAAAACCCTCGTAGTACTCCGGTCTATCTCTAGGTGCGGTAGCCTTGACTTCTTTCAAAACTAGCTTAGCCGTGCTATCTATTTCTTTCTCAATCGCTTCACTAACATCGCCAGTATACTCCGATACGATTTTAGAAAGTTCTATGCCTAGTTCTTCAGGCTTTATAAATTTAACGCCCACTACCAATCACCTTCTCGCAAGTGAGTTCAATCTCGTCAAAATCTAAATAACGAGAGTTAGAATATGCTCCGTCAACGGTACTGGTGACTTTATGTTTTACACCTTCAAACTCAACTTCTTTTTGTCCTGAGTATTCAAAATTATGAATGATAAACTTTATCTCTAGTTTTAAATCATTGATCGCAGCATTATATCTTTCGCTTTGACCTACGTTTGACAACCTGCAAAATACTGTTTCTTTAGTTTCTAGTTTTGTTTCGTTGCCTATTTCATCTTCACCGATTTCATAACTTAAGAGAGTTAATTCATTGTTATACAACAGTACCACCGCCATTGTGTAACATAATATTGTGCAATCTAAATTGTAAATGTCTTGGCATACCCTTTTCGCTGTCTCTACTTTGGTAACGCCACGTAGCATAGTCTACAATAAACATAGTATGATTCATGCTGTCAGATTTTAATGTTATTCCTTTTTCATCTTCAAGTTCGCTTATGACAGATTCAACTATAGAAATTAAATAGGTATCCCTAACAATGCTAGAGATACCTAATCTTGCTTTTACTAATTCTAATATGGTAGCTGTATCCATGTAATCAGCCCCTATTTCTTTTCTTTAACTTCTTCTACTAATCTACCATGTATAGTAGAGTTTATTTCTTTTAGTCGAGATTGGGACACCTCGAAAGTATCCCCAACCTCCCTATATTTCTTTTCTTTTAAATCCATAAACTTCTTTAAGGTTTTGACTTTCAATTAAATCACTCCTTATGCCGCAGGTTCAGGGGTGTAAGTTATGTAAAACCCTGCTTCTGTGTCTACTTTCTCTACGTCAAATCTTACAAAACCAGCTAACAACTGTCCGTAAATATCGTTATCTACCCATTTGACGGACGCTTTATTTCTATCAAATAAAGTACAGAATGATTTAGGGTCTCCAATAAATCCTTTTAGATCGCCTGCAGCGGCACCAATCATATCGTCATCTAAAACTACTACCTCGTAACCAAACAATTTTTTTCCAGATGCAACAGTTACATCATCTTGTAATAAATATCTGCCATTACCATCTTTGGTAGTGTCTAGTTCGTTAAACAAAGACGCTGATACAATAGCCTTAGGAGTGTAGACTTTTTTTAATTCAACGTTAAATATTCCCTTCAATCCATCAAATCCTGTTACCGCTTTAGCTGTAGCTGTTTTTAAAACAGTTGCTATTGCAGCGTTTTTGGTGTTTAATTCTTGGTCAACTATTTCATCTGCTATCATGCCTGTTACATCATAATCAGCATCGTCAATAACTTCTTGTGATACTGGAATATATCCTCTATATGTGTCGATGTCGTAATTAACTTCTGTGATTGTAGGTTTTGCAAGTTCTGGATTTGCGGCTAGTTCTGCGACAGATATCATTTTACTACCTGACTTTTTGATTACTGGATACTTACCTGAACCACTATTTACTTTAGCAATATTAACTAACTTACTTAAATCAACTACATCCTCAGGTGCTTTTTGTGGCGTTAATAATTCTTCTGGAATCAACGCTCCACCTTCGATAGATGTAAACCCTGCTCTTTCTTGACCTTTACTCTTTACGTATAAATTGATCGCTTCTCTTACTTCAATATTATCTTTTTTCATTTTTCTTTCACCTTCCTTTGGCTCTTTTGAGTTTAATTCGTCTAATTCTGCTTCTAGTGAAGAAATTTCTTCTTCTAAAACTGATTTTTCTTCTAGCTTTATGTTTAATGTAGCTTGGATTTCGTCTGCACTTGTTTCTACAGCGTTTAAATCTTCTTCTGTTTCTGCTTCGTCAATAGCTTTTAAAATTTCTTCTGATCGTTGGTTTAATTCCGATATCTCTACTTCTAAGGATTGTAACGATGAACGTTTTAAGTTCAGTTTAGCCCCTATAATAATTGGTTTACTCATTTTGTAACCTCTCTTTCAGTTGTTTTTTTCTTGCTTCAAGTCTTTCTTTTTTGAGCGATTCAATGTCTTTCTGCCTAGCTGATATTTCTGTTTGTGGATATGCTGGGAAAACACAAGGTGACACCTCGAATAAATCCATTTCTCTTATAATCACTTTCTCGCCACCTTCAGAACGCTTGTTATAATCTTCTTTAAGTGGAATAAAACCAAAAGAGCAACCTGCAACATCACCACGCTTAATTCTTGCATATGCTCCCATTGCTTGCGGATCATCTTTGTTTATTTCTATACTGCCCCACAAGCCTATATCGTCAGATTTAAGCATTAATGTTCCGTTGCCAGTTCTACCTAGTACAAGGCTTGTATCGTGGTTAAATAGTCCTCTTATGTCGTTCTCTCTAAGGCTTCTTGATACCGACATTGGGTCTACTTCCTCGTACACTTCGCCAAATAAGTTAGTCTCCGAATTATATTTAATAAAGTAACCTTCAACGACTAGCTTTTCTTCTCTTTCTTCTGCCCTGAACTCACTTTCAATAAATGAAGTCCTTTTATTCATCTATATCACCTCCCTCCTCATTGCCAGCTAATTTCTTTTGTTTATCAATGTCCGATTGCTTGATGTAATTCTCAAGAACGATCAGCTCTTCCATTTCATCGTCAGGGTCTAAGCCTACCCAATTTCTCAGTTCATTTCTTCGCATAGCGTTCATTTTGACCATTTCGCCACCTGCGTTGACTAACTCCGTTAAGTTATATGAATACAAACTTCGTGGATTTAATTTAAAGTACAAGTTAGGGCTTATCAGAATATCTCTTGTTAATGTTTGGGATATTACATTCGCAATAGACATGATTCGAGTGTTAATAAAATTGTTATACTCGTCTTTATCAAACTCGCCTACACCCATAAAAAATACTGGTACTCCTAAGAGCCCAGCAACGGTTTTCTTGTCTAATTCTACAGATTCGTTTATTGCAATGTCTTTTAGTGACAATGGTTTAACCTGTTCCACTTCTAACATTTCAGCAGGTATAATCCACGGTTGGCCAGCTTCACTTGATTCTAAATATTTTTTATAGACTCCATCTCTACCTTCCGTACTAGACAGTTCAGCAGTAAGAGAGTCGACTTTAACTATTAACGATGGCATATACTTGCCACTCATGAAGCTGTTTTTGGTGGCTGTAGCCTGCTTTAAGTTTTTAACAATGTCTTTTAATGCCACCCTGTATCCAGTGCCTTTAAATGGCATGTTGGGGTCAGGATTAATTACGAAGTGTATAACTTCATCAGGCTTGTACTTTTCGCCGCCGTAACTAATCAAGTAACCATCTTTAGTAGTTTCATATGATATGTTTTGCATACTAAAAGGTGTAAGGTCTTTAATTAAACCTGTTACCCTGTCTACTGATATATGATTTATTGAGTTGCCATCACCATACAAAAGTAAATCGGCTACTATTTTATAAATCCATGATTTTCTAGTCATATACCTAAATGGATTTATATCGATTTTCTTTGATAACTCGTTATGTACTCGCTTGTCACCTTTATCAGTATTTTCCATCAAGTGTATTGTCATGTTGGAAACTAAATCGGCTATTTTGTCCACCGCAATCTTTACATCTGGATTGTCTACTAGTCTGATATAACCATCAGGTACTATTTGATCTAGTGTGGTCATTAGCACTTGATACTCTGTGCTGGCGGTAGAACGCTTTTTAAATCTATCCCATATTTTCATTTATTCACCTCCTCCTGATAGCCATTTCTTAGCTGTGCCTGACCTTTGCATATTCTTTAGCTTTTGCATACAAGCAAATACGCTGGAATCAAACAAATCTATTCTCAATGTAGGCATTACTTTTTCATATCTCACAGCATCATCTGTCTGTTCCACAGCTCTTACGTTCTGCAAACAATATTCGTATGCGTCTGAGTGTAAGTAGTAATATTTGCCTTCTTTTGCTTTGGCTTCTATGTGCCTAAACCCTTCACTCTTTAAGTAATAGAGTTGTGGAGTATCTTCTATTCTTAAACCAGCCTTTTTACCTTCAAGGAAGAACTCACGGCCAAACTTCTTATCTAACCCGATTGATTTTATCTTAAAGCCTTTATCTCTCATTTGCACGAACCATCTTACAACTTCTTGATAATCAACTACTGGCGTATTTGTCATGGTCAACCACCCATCATCAAGCCAGCCAAATAAAGGTATATTATCTTGTTCTGCTTTTTCATGTGCAGCGACAACCGGGAAAAATGCGTGTGTAATTGCTATATCTATGTCTCCATACGATCCATACAAACAGGTAGCTGTTAAGTCGAATCGCTTACTTAAATCAGCGCCCCCAAACCAATCTATAGGCAATTTCGCTAATTCTTCTAATGTCCACTTATACTTTTTGTCACTGTTTCTAAATTCTTCTATATTAAAATAAGCCCTCATAGCAGATGTATAAATGTTCAAAGATTTTGCTAAGAAAGATTTTCTTTGTTGTGGGTCATTCTGTGCTTGCATTGCGTCATTTAATAGCTCGTTACCTGATACCGATACATTGTAGTTAGGGTTAGCTTTCTCATGCTCTATAGGGTTTGTATAATCAACATTACCTTCTTCATCTTCATCAGCTTTTGCTATAAATATAAACAATTGGTCATCTTGAACTGTTCCGTTTAGCACCTTTTGTGCATACTTCATTCTGTTGTAACAAAACGAGTTCATGTTATCGCCTGCAGTAGTTATTCCGATACATAAACTATTCCTGTATGCTTTTCCAGACTCTTTAATCGTGTTATATTGACTTGCACTTTTGTATAGGTGTAATTCGTCAAGTATCTGAATTAAAGTGTTTAATGAGTCCATTCTGTCGCTATTACCCGCTATAGTTTCTATTCTTAGATATCCATCTCCTAAATTACCGCTGATTGAATGCTCTTGGTTATTGTCTAGTACTCTAAAATTACTTCTTTCGCCCATCTGTTCAAGGTTGTAAAGTAGGAAGTTGAAACTCTGTAAGGCTTGTTTTAACAATGCCCCTACTATAACTATTTCTGCTCCTGACTTTCTTTCAAGTAAACCTAGCCCCCATGATAAGGCACTCATAAACGGCGTCTTGCCCTGTTTTCTAGGCAACATTATAAAAGCTTCTTTGTACTTTCTTAGGATTGTCCCTTTATGAAAAAAACCTAATAAGTTGTATACGACAAACTTCTGCCATGGTTGCAATAGGAAAGGAGTACCCCTTAACGGATACCCCTCCATAGTTTCGCCCTTTTGGTGGACGAATGTCTTTTCTATTATCTGAATTACGAACTCTGCATCTTTAGGTTTAAAGTCATAGTTTTCATTGTCTAGATTATTCTTAAATCTTTGACATGCTTCTATAATTTCTTTACAAGCTACTTTTTTACCACTGATTATACTGTCTACATACTCCATTACTACATTGTAGTTCTTATATTTACTCAAGTTTACTCAACACACTAGCTAGTTTTGACTTGTTAGCACTTTCAGTAGTTATACTTTCCAGTGATTTCGGATTAAGCCCTAGTTTATCGGAGTATGTAGCAATATCCATTCTTAGCTTTTCTAAGGCTGAAAATAATGGAGTTTTACGCATATTAGTAGCCCCAGCTTTGTTTGTATATTCTTCTTCTATCTTGTAACCAGTGTTTTCAAATTCTTCTTGAAAGCTTTCGTACTGGTGAAGCATTCCGACGAATATATCAATTATGCTATTGTATTCTAGTTTGTATGTACCTAGTGTTTTCATGTTTTTAATTGTTTCAGCTCTTATTGTTTTTTTAGTCCTCGCCATTTTATCACCCCACTTTCAAAAAGTTCGCTCTTGTGGAACGAGT